TTGCGTCCTCGCTTGCGCGATCTTGGCGTCCACCAGCATTGAGAGATTTTTTGAGACGTGATTCGGTCATGATTAGTTACTCCGGGAATTGTTACGGGATTCTGCTGCGTATCGTTTGATCATCTTTGCGCGTTTTTCGGGGTTATCCCACATACCCGCGTCCTTCATCGCACGCACTTGTTCAGCGGTGAGGGTAAAGGTGCGGTTTGTGCCCCCGTATGCGGCTGATGCTTCACGTCCTGAGCTTCCCACGGTGTTCCTTGGTGTTCGTCGGTCGGTATCACGTTTATCTGACGAATCATTATAGCGATGCGGCAATCTTTTTTGCAAGCGGGAGTCTAATTCGTCCCAATAATCGTCAGTTCCGGGGTTCCAGCCCTCTTTTACGAGGTCTTCGTCGATTACTTTTGCGATTTTGCTGTCAGTATCCGATAAATCGGGTTTGTACCATGAGTTTCGCTCAATCCAGGTGGTCGCGTGGCGTTGCACGGTGTAATCTACGGCCGGAGCCGCGGGTTGCGCGGGCTGATTTGCCTGCCTGCGCAGGGCATCGAGCTGCCGAAGGCTGTCTCGGGCCTCGTAAAGCAGTTCCTGCGCCTTTACAGCGCCGTCGCCGTCACCAGAACCGGTTGCCTCGGCCAATTTCATGCGCGCATACTCCATGCGCACCTGCTGGTCCTCAATTGCCTTCTCAATTCGGCCCACGTCGTAAGCCTGAGTCTTCTGTTCCACGCGCGAAAGCCGGTTTCGCAGCTCCTCGTTCTCGCGTTGGATGGCCTGCAGGCGAATATCCTTCTCTTCGTTGGTCTTGCGGATGAGGTCTTTCTTGGACCGGCGGCGTGCGCGGCGTGCTGCGCGCACCGCGTCGCTGTCGTCCGGGTGGTCGTCATCGCTTCCGTCGTCGGATTGGGCGTTATTGGGCGTTTTATCGTCGTTGTTGTCGTCTTGGGGCAGGATGCCCTCAGGCAGTTCTACCGTGGCGGTGCCGTCTTGGCCTTCCTGCACGTGCAAAACATCATCTTTTTCGGTATTTGTAACCATGGTATTTCCTTAAACGTAGGCTTTAAATGACAACGGGTCGTCAGTGACCTTCGCAATCACCTCGTGGTCGTTGATTGTCATGAACAGGACCGGGTTCAGGTCGCCGTTTTCTTCGTTAAGCACGGGTCGCTCCCAGCGATCCCCGCCCCACCGAGGCACGCGCACGTAGTCACCGATCTCAGCCCAACTTCCTTCGGGCCACACCTGCATGGTGTCGCGGTTGCGGTAGGCCAAAGGACCAATCGCGACCACCCTGCCGATCATGTTGTTCCACTTCTCATTCTCCTTGGTCTCCTCGACCAGGATAATCTTTCCGGCATTTTTCTTGATGCGGCGAAGTTGGACAATGACGCGGCCACCTAGCGGGGCTTGCCCGGGTAAAACGTCTGGAAATGCCCACGCCAGCTCAGTTGGGTCGGACTCTTGTTGGACACCACCAATGGTAGGTATCTTTTCTTTCTCGCTCATACTCACTCCTATCGACAAAAACCATATTTCAGGTTTGAAAATGCGCATATCTCAGCGCGGCTTGGGGCATTGCTGCCTTATTCGTTCTCAGCGAGTTTTTGGTTTAGTGCGTCCATTACCCATTGCAGGCCCTGGTACTCACCAACGATGCGTGTGTATGTAGCGTGGTCGCCCACGGGGTTTTGAACCAGCGCCAGGCGAAGCTCCGCCTGCCTGACCTGGATCTGGTGAATAAGTTCAGAGATCACTTATTCTTCTTGGCCAGCGCGCTCAAGCCGCCAGCGGGCTTGCTGGTGCCGCCCTTGGGCTGCAGGCTCTGGCCGTTGAGCTTCTCACCCATGGCCAGGCGGTGGTGTTGCTTGACCAGCTCGCCGGTCTGAGAGTTATTCGAGGTTGCCATCTGGAGCTCCTTGGGGTTGGACCATACTCTGTATGGTTTCGTGGGTTAACTTTGCGTTTGTAATGTCAATCTGCGTCTGGTCGTGCATGCGCTCTAGTTCCAATTGTAGTTGCGCATTGCGCATGGACTCTTGCTCGCGTGCTTGGATATCGACCTGCGTGTCCTGCAGCTTGGCCTGAGACGTTGCCTGGAGGTCCTGCATCTTGAGCTGGGCGTCCTGCTGGGCCTTCTGCATGTTGACCTGCGTGTCCTGCTGGGCCTTCTGCGCGTTGGCCTGCATCTCGGCCTGGGTGCGCTGTTGGCTGTCCTGCAGCTTGGCTTGGGCGAGCTGCATCTCCTGCTGGTCCTTGGCCGCTTTGCGCTGGGTCTCGGCCATCGCGGTGTCCTTGACCACCTGGGCATCGGGCGGCAGTTGGGGTTGTGGCTTGTTCTGTTGCATTGCCTGCTGCATCTGTTGAAGTTGCGGCAGGATCTGCTGGAACACCATCTGGCCGTCCAACGCGACGTGCTCGCCGACGGTGGCGTACAGTTTGTCGATGGTGGCGGTCAGGTGCGGATTTTCATAGTCGTCCACCGGCTTGCCGCCGCGCAGGTTAATGACGTAGCCGTTCATGCGGTTGAGGTACCACAGCGTAATGTGCTGCTTGATGTGTTCAATCGCGTTGGGCTGGTAGTTTGGCGCGATTAGCGGGTTGCCGCCAAAGCTCGGGTCTAGGCCAAACATTAGGTGGCCTTGGATGTGCGCGATGTGGTCCTGCTGCATGTAGGCATACGCCGGGTGGCCCATGGACATCGCCGCGTTCTCGTCGGCCAAAGTGCGCTGCTCGGGCTCGGGCACGTCCTTGAGCAGCTCGCTGACGTTGGGAATCTTGATCTGCTTGAGGAAACGCTCCTCCACGGCTTTGGCGTCGTACAGGTCTGGCTTGGCGTCCGCGCGGGCCAACACGGCCTGCATCTGCGCCATGCGCTGGGTTTCGCTAAAGATGTGCGGGTCGCTGACCGGGATGACGTCGGTGTTGCGCTCGAAGTCCTCGCGCTCGATCTCAAGGTCCGCGACCATGTCGCCCTTGCGCATTTCCTTGAAGTGCCAGCGGTTCAGGCGGCACAGCACCTTGATCAGGCGAGCCTGCGACTGGTGCAGGCGCGCGTGGATTGCGGAGTAGACGGCAGCGCCCTGCTCAATCAACGCTTGGGTAGTACCTACCGGAGCGTTAGCATTGACATCGGCGATCTTCTCCTCGGACGTGGTGACCACGCCCTTGGCCGCGCTGTCCAGCCAGCCCAACAGCTTGAATAGCGTCTCGCTGGGTGGGTTGAAGGGCATGGGCATCGCGATCTTGCGGATGTCATCTACGCCGGGCGCGCCCTCGATCTCGGCCACCTGAGTGACCTCGATCTGCTGCGTCTGGCCGCTGATCTTGGCACCCTTGAGCTTGAGCATGGTCGCCGCGTTGTTGATGTGGGCGCTGTCTAGCAGCGCGCGCAGGGAGCCGGTCAGGGCCGCGCTCAGGCCGCCGATCAGGTGGGGCAGGCCGATGGCAAACACGCCGCGCCACGGGATGAACTTGAACTCGACGATCCAGTCGAGCTTGGTCATCGTGTCGTCGCCCTCTTCCCAGTTGCGGTACAGGCCGATCACCTCGCTGGACTGCTCGTCCACCATCATGATGTAGGGGGCCATCTCGCCCTTGGATTGCCGGTCGTCCTCCAGCTCCAGCCAGGTATAGATGTGGAACACCTTGCGCAGGCCGTCGTCGTTGTCCTGGAACTTGCGGCCCTCAATCTTGTCGTTGGCCTTCTGCGCGCGCGTCTGCTCGGGCTCGTTGCCGGAGGTGACGTGCGAGCCGTCCTTGTACATGCCGCTGGCGATGCGCCGGTCGTATTCCCACTCGGTGATCTCGTGCACCTCGGCCGCGCGTTGGGCGGTGTAGAAGTTGCTGGCCGCAAACGGCAGGATCATGCGGTCGATGGGCAGGAACTCGATGACCGGGCGCTTCTTTTGCTCGTCGTACCACAGCTTGAGGTACTGCGAGCCGCCAAGCGGCAGCTGGGTGAGCATCTGTTCCTGCTCGTCGCGGAACTCTTCGATTTGCTCGGTAATCTGCCAGTTCAAGAAGTCGCGCTTGCGCTCGGCGCGCTCTTGCTTAAGCTCGTCGACCTTGCCAATGATCTTAGTGCGCACCGGGCCATCTGGTGGGAACAGCTCCTTGATCGCGCGGCTGGCAAAGTCAACGCAGCCCTCGGCCATGACCGGGTGCACGGCGCGGCTTGCGCCAAGGAAGTTGGCACCGCCGGGGGCGTCCTTGCCTAGGCCAGTGCGCCGTAGGCCTTCCTCGTACTGCTTGTCGCGCTCCTCGCGGGCGTTCTTGTCCTTCTCCAGCAGGCTGACGTAGCGCATGCCGAGCGTGTTGAGCTCGTAGCTGTCCATCTCCTCGGCCATGTTGGCGTAGAAGTCGGGCGTCTCTTCTGGGCCGGTTGTCTCCGGCAGGTGCACCACCGCCGAGCCGTCGGGCATCTCGGTGACGTCAGACACGTCCTCTGGCAGCTCAACGTCCGCGGACCCGTCTTCGTTCAGCTCAGGGTCCATGTCGTCGTCCCCGTTGTCGTAGGTGTCGGCCATTATTTTGCTTTCCTGTTGATCAGCTCGTACTGCATCGTGTCCATACTGGGCGGCATTGTAACTTTAGCTTTGATGGAGCCGCCTTTGGCTTTCTCAAAAGCGGACTTCACTTCGGTGCCGTTGTTCCAAGCGTATATGTCGCTAGGGTAACTGTACAGCTTGTCAGGATCAGTTTTGACACTAGCTCGCGGGCCCATGTCAAACACTTGCCGCGCCACCAACGCATGGCCGGGCTCCAGTTGTTGAGCGCGTCGATCAAACTCAAATTTGCTAAATTGGCGAGACCCATGCTTATTGGTGGTCACCGGAAACTCATGCACCGTATGCACCTTGATGTGCATAGGCGCAATTGCGCCGACCAGGTCTTGGGTACCCCACGATTGATCCCAATCAGGATGCGCGTAGCTTCCAGCGACGTGCGGAGACGTAGAGGCAAAGGTAGAGTAACCTGGCCGTGCTTTGCCTTTCAAAAAGTCTTCCGACATATCTGGGTGCCCGATACCACCACGGTACAGCACGTCAGGCACTTTGCTTTTGCTGATGAACTCTGCTTTGGTTTCACCGGAAACTTTGCCGCCCTTAGCCTTGTGCAACTTCACGCCCTGCACGTCCGAGCCTGTGGGCGCCACCAGCAACTTCTCATAGACCGGGTGGTGTTTGCCCTGGATAGAAATGCGCCCAACCTCGTCGCCCACGCCAAAGATGTCACCGCGGCTGTGCGGCCGCAGCGTTGGGTTTTGGCCGGTCATTGTGTTCACCAGCTCTGCGGGTGATGCGTAGTGCGTCGACAGGCCGTAGTGGTGGCCCTTGCCGCCTTTCTCGATCGTCGCGAGGAATGCAATGTTCTTGAGCAAGTCGTCGCCGCCCTCGTGCTTGAACAGGCCCTTGCGCACCAAATTGCTCCGGGTGATGGATCCGTACTTGGGGTCGATGGATGTCAGGTCCGACTTGACGCCCGACATCATTGGCCGCCCGGTGGCGGGGTCGATTGCCACGCCCAGGTCGTGCATGATGTCAAAGTCCATGGGCTCGCCCGTCTGCGGGTTGATGTAAGAGCCCGACGGGAAACCCTCGCGCCCCTGGCCAGTCTGCGCCAGCACGCGCTCGATCATCTTTTGCTGGAAGGGGTGCTTTACCGGATCCGCAAACCAGCGGTTGGGTGCGGGCACAATGGGCGTGCGCCCGGCCTGCTGCAGGTGCCGGATCATCTCCTGGATGGTTGGGTACATCGACCCGCCGCCGGATTTGTGGACGACGCCGCCCTCGGCGTATTTTTGCTGGTCAATTATTTTTAACTTATTAGGATCAAACACTACATGGGCTGTTGTGGTTTGATTCGGGTCGCTGTGCCAATTATCATTAAAATTATGGATTATTAAGGAATCGTGCTTTTTTGTTTTAGCTTCATGCACTAAATTGTCAACGACATTATCCCAACCCATTCCCCCCGATAGCAACTCCTGTGCCTCGTAAGCGTTTTTTGGTGCTGGTTCGCCAATTTGTTCCGCAACTTTTTTGCCTTCTGCCAAAATATCAAAATACATGGGGTTATTGTGGTACGCGCTAACCCGTAATACCCTTGGGGCAGTTCCTTTTTCTTGCTTTGCTCTTTCACGAGCCATCCAATTTGCGTAGTTTTTGTCCTGTGTCAGCCATACACCATTGACAATATGGCTTTTGTCTTTATCAAAACTTTTGAATTCTTTGTTGGTTCCGTGAAATAGTTCGTGCGTTGGCTTGACCTCGCCACCTTTATCGTAGCGCGGTATGCCGTTCTTGAGCACGTCCTCGCGCATGGCTGGGGTGATGTCGAATGTGTGTAGTGGGGACTGCCCAAGTTTTGCTGCGGCCTTGTAGGCATCGTGCATTGAAAAATGCCGTGACACCACGTTTGAAGAGCCCTCGGGGCGAACCGCGTACATATTTTTGGGGTCGGAGTAATCCATCACCACCTCATGTGGATTTTCCCCTGTGTCAATTGCACCCGGTTGCACCTGCACGCCATGCTTCTTGCCGAACTTGTTCAGAAAGCTGGGCACCATTCGGTCGTAGAAGCCTTTCATGCCCTCGCCACCAACTTCAAGGTTTTGGCCTTTTAATTCACGGTAGCCATGTTCATCTGGCTTTTGCCCTAATAATTTTTGCGCCCCTTCTTTGCCAATGTACTCAGGAAGTTGGGAATGGGGCACGTTGTGTTTTTCTATTATCTGGTGACCAGATGGATCAAAAGCAAACAAAATGCCGCTATCAGGATCATCGTGATGCGTCATGTGCGTGATACGTCCAACGTGCTTGCTCAAGTCATACCGCTTGGCCTGCTCCGCGCCGGGCGTGATGGCAATCTGGTCGTAGCCGTTCTCGGCGGCGTGCTGGATCATGGCCTTGAGCGCCAATTCGTGCCAGTCCTTGGCGTGGGGGCCGTAAGGGACGCCTTTTTGGGATTTTTCGTATTGTTGGATTTCGTACGCTTTGTCGGCGGGAAGCAACTCATCAAACGGCACTGCGTTGTGTGGTTGAGCGTTATATGCTTTGCGAACATCATCTTCGGACGTTGCGGGTCGATACCCCTCTTCGCGCCCGTGCTGGTGCCAGTCGGATTGGATCTCCTCAAGGTGCAGCATCTTCTTGCCTTCTGGCGTGGTGCGATCCTTGACGCGAATGCTGGCAAGGATATTGGGTGTGCCGCCAAAGTGGTGCGGCACGCCGAGGAAGCCTCCGCCCTCGGGCATTGGTGTGTGCAGCAGGATCTCGCGGTAGTTTTCACCACCGGGTAGGGTGTAGTCCTCGTGGTGCGTCTGTCTGCCGGTCAGCTCTCGCTGCTTGAGCGGGTACTTGTTCTTTTGCGCTTTGAGCTTTTCCATGAAGGCCGCACGCGCCATCTGGGGCAGCGCCATGAGCGCCTGCAGGTCGCGGTCCTGCGCCTCAGCGGGCTTGTAGCCGGGCTTCTTCTGCAGCTCGGCCATGTACTCAGCACCGGTGCCCTTGGGGCGGGTGATGGACTCCGCAGCGCGGTTAATGGGTGAGTACATTCCGCTCATAGTGGGCGCTCCGTGATGGTGATGTAGTCCTTGACCGTGCCGCCGCCTGCTAGCTTGTCAACAATTGCGGACTCGGGGATGCGCATCTTGTGCACCTCGCCTTTGTGCTCCCTGCGAACGTCATAGCCCGGCTCGTATGGTGTGCGTTTGGTCTTGCCGGTTGCCGGGTCCTTGATGAACTTGCCCATGTTTGGTCCGAGCGTTGGGTGGTCCTCACGCATGGGGGAATTCCCCACCAATGCCCTGCGGATCACTTTGAACGGTGGCAGGTTGTTTTTGGCGCTGTGGGCGGTAAACACGTCGTGCCCCACGTCGTACTTAAACGGCATGGACTCGATCATGTTCTGCATGTCGGCAGCGCCCCCGCGAATCCTGTCCTGCAGCGACTGGTGGGTGTCCTGCAGGGTCATCATATTGCGCGTGTTAGTCACGGGCGCCTTCATGCCCGCCGACGTGGCCGCGCTGGCAATGGCCCGGCGCATCTCCTCCACCGACGGCGGGGTTGATCCGCCGCCTGCCATCTTGGCTTGCGGCTGGGGCGGTGCGATCGCGTTCATGGTCTGGCCTTGGCGCGTCATCTGCAGGATGTTGCTGGGCGGCTGGGGTTGCTGTGGGCCCTGTGGTGCTGGCGCTGCTTGCTGGCCGGGCTGTTGCGGCTGGCCGGGCTGTTGCGGTTGGCTAGGTTGTTGCGGCTGGCCAGGCAGCATCTGCTGGCCGGGCTGCTGGGGCTGGAAGTCTACGCCACCGATGGGAAAGCCCTTGCCCGGACCCGCTGGCACGTAGGTCTTGACCGGCATGTTGGGCGCCTCGTTGGCCCCGACGTCCTTCAGGCTGCTGACGCCCTTGAGCATGATGTGCGCCAGCATCTCGTCGTGGCTGGGCTCGTCGTTCTTGACCTCACCGCCCTCGGCGTAATGGCCGGTGCGGATCTTCTTGTCGCGCGCCATCAGGTACTTGCCGTAGCGGTCCAGCGTCTCGTTGTCCAAGATCTGGGATACGTTTGCTTTGCTCTTTTCAAGGTCCCCCAACGCCATGTTACGAAGATTCCCTTTTTTCCCAGTGTGCTTTGACTGGAGTTGCTGCAGAACTTTTTCAAATAACACCTCGGCCGGAAAACTGTGGCCAAGCGTGCCCAGGTACTGGCCGGAGAAGTTGGTGTCGTACGCCTTATTGCTGGACGGTGTCAGCGTCATGTGGTCGGGGTCGCTGCCAATGACCGTGTTGCCGATGTAACCCTTGGGCACGCCGCGCAACGTGGGGTCGGTGACCGCGTTGACCAGGTCTTCAATGTTGAAGTCCAGCGCCTTTTGGTTGTGCTTCAGGTAGCCAACGCGGTTTACGATGGCCTTGCGCAGGTTTCCTGCTGTCGTGTCGACGCCTTTGCCTGTGACTATTTGCTGGTCAAACTCGGGGTGCTCTAGGCCAACAAAACCCCCAAAGGGTTGGACGGATTTTTTGTTCAAAATTATTTTGTGCGCGCGGATTTCGTTGTTCATGCGCTCCAATTCCTCTGGCGGCAGCATGCCGCGCATTACCAACTGGTGCAGGATCTCGGTGGGTGTCATGGAAAAGTCTTCGCCACGCTCGCCCATGGTAATGGGCATGTGCAATATCTCACCGGTGCCACCTTGGCCGAGATTTTCTATCCGGGCCTGCATTTCGCGGGCAGCAATACGTTTGGCTATCCCCTCGTTTGATGCGCCTGCGATGCCCTGCAGGATGTGCTCAAGGTCACGGGCGTAGTCCTGGCCGCCGTGCGTGGTAATGTGCTCGGGCAGCTCGTGGCCGGATATGCTGCGCACCTGCACGTTGCGGCTGGTGCTGTCCCACGGCATGACCATCAAACTAGCGCCCTTGTGCTTCTCTAAGTCCACGTCGTTTTTTGGGGCAAGGCCGTATGCCTGGTCTACGTCATAGCGCTGGCCAACGGCGGCATGAGGTTTTTTGGGTGTGTGCTCTATGTAGCCGTGCTGGGCCAGCATCTCGCGCATCTGCTCGGGGGTGGGCTCCACGTCTCCACCCTTGGCGTAGCCGCGCATGGCCCGGATCAGGTCCTCGTGCGTCGTTTTGGTCGGGCCGTTCTCGCCGCGCTGGTCCCAGATGTCGTGGTGGATCAGGTGCTGGGCGAAGGGCGCCAGCTCGGGCGGGATGGTGTAGCCCAGGTCGTTGTGCCGGGCTGTCAGGCGGTCCACCGCCTCCTCGCCGCCCAGGCCGTTGCCGCGGTCCATCACGCTTTGGGCCACCTTGGTCGGGTGGTACAGCGAGTGCAGGGCGATCTGGCGGGCGTCCAGCGTGGGCTGGTCACCACGGCCCAGCAGCGAGCCGATGAACCCGCTCTTGGCGCTGTTGATGCCGTGGATTGCCCGGGCAAACTTGCGGTAGTCTTCAAGCGACCCGGTCAGCGCGGCGTTGGCCGCCGCGGTCTGCTGGGGCAGGTGCTGGGCCGCGTACTCCATGGCCTCGCCCTGCACGTTCTGCTTGCCGAAGGGGGAGAACTTGGCGACGACGTCCCGGATTGACCGGGCGTTGACCTTGCCCCGCTCGGCGTCGTCCAAGTATTTTTGGCCCTCAGGCGAGCCCAGCCACTCGGCAAACACGCCCTCGGGGCGGAACTCTTCGCCGGTGTCTTGCAGCTTCATGCCGTTCTTGGTGGCCGTGGCGTGGCTCAGGCCCCCGCGGCCGATGCTGGCCTGCGTGATGGTGTAGGCTTTGATCAGGTCGCGGGGGCTGATCTGCCCGGCCTGCGCCTTGCTGGCCATCTGCTGCATGTGCTCGGCGTAGGGCATCACGTGCTCGGGCAGCTCGCGTCGGGTGCTGAGTTGCTGGCGGATGTTTTCCATGGGGTGCCAGATCCAGTCCTCGATCTTGGTGGTCTTCGGGTCGCGGTAGGGTCTCTTGGCCATGGCTGGGTCCTGCGTGGTTTGCGGGCATTTTATACCGCGTATGGGTTTTCCCTCTTGCGCGGGTTGGCGTCGGCGTAGTCCTCCTCGTCCACCCACTCCCGCGGGAAGTCAATGGTCAGCCACCCCGCGTCGCGCAAGTATCGCAGAGCCTGGCTCATGGCGTCAACAAAGTCGTCGTGCGCCGTGCCCTCGGGGAAGCTGCAGACCTGGCTGACCATGCCCTCGGCCCAGTCGCGCACGAAGCCCTTGCGGTTGCCCGACTCGGGGATCCAGACGCGCCCGGCCTTGATGATGTTGGCCACGATGGACAGGCGCTGGATCTTGTCGGCCCGGCCCGGGTTGTAGGCCTGCACGGGCACGCCGGCCCGGCGCAGGTCCTGCAGCAGGCTGATGCCGGCGCTCTTGTCCTCGATCAGCAGCAGGTCCACGCGCTTCTTCTCGCGGCCCTCGCCGTACACCGTCTCGTACTCGTCCAGGATGCGCGGGCGCAGGTCGGGGTACTGCAGGTGGTCCTGCCAGCAGTCGATCACCATCGCGCACATGCCGCCGTCCTCGGGCTTGAACACGCCGAAGGTGATGTGCGCCGTCGGGTCGTTGTGCGTCTTCTC